TGAAGATTGAGACACCTATGATACATAACATGGAAGGATTAGACACAACACTTATGGTTACCGCATTGGATATTTATAAACCAACCACATTACCACAAGTTCTCTCCCCAACGAATGATGACAGGATGATGCCGTCTGTTCCTGTTTCGTTTCCGAATGGCCCATCGAGCATGGGCCAACCCATACACTTTGCGCCTGTATTTAAAATTATGAACGGTGGGAATGACTTTTCAACAGAACCAGTAACTGTCACTCCAGAGAACGATTCACGGTCGACTCTTGTTGGGGGCGGTGGTAGTGGTTTTATCAATGATGCGGGGGTCCCGGCACCGGCTTTACCCATAAACATCACTGGCGAAGAAAAGGTTTCCGCCCCTGAAAAAATCGATTTTAGCAAACTATTGATAAAGAAAATATAATGGAGAATGTTCCAACCACCACGTATTTTTCTCGCGGTAAAAAATTGAATTTATTTATCCTAGAACAAGCATAAATAAATAACACTCTATCTATATAGAAAACAACTATGTCTACGAACAACAATCGCGTGCTCAGCATTTATAAATCAAGGATGACAATGATTGAATTGTTATCGAAACAGGGATATAATACAGAAGATTACGAATCATTTACAATCAACGAAATTGATGCTATGTATTCGAATTCACAATTAGATATGCTATTTAAAAACGACACCACGGGCAGAAAGACATATGTCAAATACTATTTAACGGCAAGGCAAATTCGCCCTCAAAACTTGGACGAAATCATCGAGGATTTGTTCCTCATCGACAATGTTCTTACCAAAGAGGACACTCTTATTGTAATTATTGAAGACGAACCGAACGATACGATTCATACGAAAATGAAGTATTTATACGACCACGACGGCGTTTTTGTAATTATTCATAACATCAACCGGTTACAATATAATATGTTGAAGCACACTCTTGTGCCCGAGTGTAATATTCTTACAGAGAAAGAGTGCGAGGAACTGAAAGTAAAGTATAATATTAAAAAGTTGTCACAATTGCCCGAAATATCTCGGTTTGATCCACAGGCATTGGCTGTCGGATTACGCCCGAATCAGGTGTGTCATTTCAAGAGAAAGAGCCCTACCGCGATGTATTATGAGTATTATCGAGTATGTGTATAAGGACGGTCAGTGGATTCTCCGCAATATTTATCTAGGAAATATATAAAGAGCATCACGAAAATGACATCTATTTCTGGATATAGCCAAAACGATTTTTTTTATGTAGCAGCACAATCAGGAGATTATATGCCTACCGACAAGACATGCAGTGAAATGGATTCGTCTGCAATATCCTGGGATACTTCATGCAATGAAGTTCACTTTAACGAAAACCGTGACCGTTGTATTCAAAAAGAGTTGTGTTTAAACAAAACCTACGCCACCAAAATAGTGGGTTTTGAAAACGGACATGCCGGCAAAGATGAAAAATTTTTGAATACGAATATGAGATATGGAAACGCATATAAAACAACGGCTACTTTAGCAATTGGAATCGTCGCACTAGGATACATCATTTATAACAATCGGGTAATACGCACTTGAAAATTTTGAGGGGGTCGATCGTCAAATATTTATGTTCCAGTATTGTATATTAGAATAACATATTTATAATAAAATGGCACAGGCTCAACAACTTATGGAAAGTGAGCGCAAACTTTTAGCCGATTTGAATGATTTTAATACAAAATACAATCGATATACCTTATGTAATAACGCATACATCAACCCTTCCACCAACCCACAGAATTGTTCCGCTGCGGATATGAAGAAAGATACAGTGGTTGCTGCTTATAATAAATTAAAAAATACAAGCATAATGGAAGTTTCAAATAGTTTGGCCATGTTTAAAAACGATCCGAAAACGATTTCGCCGGCCGTATACGACGCTTCCTATCAATATATAAAAAGAACCTATAATAACGATGTTTTAAAGGTCCGCAATGAGTTGGATATAAAAATGCAAGAATTATATGGAATGGAAGGATCGATTGTAGACGAGCGCCAAAAGCACTATGACACGACCATGTATATCGGGTTATTGTGGACGATTTTAGCAACTTCTGGTCTATATTTTGTCTTTACGAAATTATAACACGAAGAATATATTTCTATATAGTAGAACAATTAGTTTACAATATAGAATGCCTATTGTGGATAAAACAAATCAAATGATTCAAATCTTGCCATTGCCAGGAAATATAAAATTAACGAGCAATTCTCAACTCGTATCGGGAATCGTAAATTCTACACACGATTCTACGTATGCACCGAATGGTCAATATATTATTACGGCATCTTCTTATGCTAGCGACGCGACTCAACCTTATAATGCATTTAATGAAAACGAGGTGACTGGTTGGCAAAGTGACTTTAGTGGCAATACGAATTATAATGTAAATACGAATAGTCATCCAAAATATGTGCAACATCCTTATAATGAAGGAAACCCCTCTACATATCAAGGTGGCGGGACCACGACAAATACGTGGGTGACTACTGTGGGCGATGCGAACCAAAAACAAACTTACGTGAAGGGAGAATGGATACAAATTCAATTGCCTTATAGTATTCACTTGTTTCGGTATAGTCTGTTAACACCGCCCTATACGGAAGCATCTACCTTTCCTGTAAAATTTATGATTGTCGGATCTAATGATGGCAAAACATGGAATCACATTGATTTTCGCAATACCGCATCCGAAGGTATTCCGCCAATTGCAAGTTACCCATTCAAACTCTATAACATCAACACGTCGCAAAAATATTCCTATTTCCGATTGATTCTTAGTGAGATGAGTGGTAAAATTCCATATGTGCGACTGAATCAATGGAATTTATGGGGCATTACCGTAAACCGACAAAACAATGACGCGGTTGCACCCGTTACCGCATATTCTGATAAAGATAATTACACAAGCGTGGATAATAATAAATTATCTGGAAGCACGTATATATTATTGGATTCTGATAAAAAACCAACAGTAGAGGAATGCAAAACCAATTGCATGTCCGATCCGAGTTGCAATGCGTTTATGTATGCCGGAAAACCTGACCCGATTACAAATCAACCTATGTGGCAATGTGTTGCGTCAATCGATAAACGATATACACCATTGACATCGACAGATTCGACCGGATTTACCCAATCCTCCGTATATGTAAAAAAACAAATGAAAGAAACGTTTGTCGGGTTGGACCGGGGTTTGGAATTAGGTTCGAGTGCCGATTCCACTGCATCAACGATGCAAGTCCCGGATTCCGAGAATAAGAAATGTCATGCAGTAAAATCGAGCGATTTAGATATAATATTGTATACAAACATCGCAATTTCTTTTTTGGCAGTAGGATTTTTTGCATATACTTTCACAAACCTCGCGAAATAGGCGGTTGTGCGATGAACATAAAACGAAACTGGCGGGTTTTATTTTATTCTGTTATAATAGAATAAAACAAATGGCAAATCAATATCAAAAAACTCAGCATCAATTGGATAATATGTATCAAAATGTAGATTCTATCTTTGAATATGTTCATTTTAAACCACTCCCGACCGGGTCGTCAAGTGTAGACAATTTAGGATATTACTCTCAAACCAATGCGGAAAAAAAATCAGCATTACCTATGACCAGATTGCCTGGTCTCTATACTAAAAAATCATGTGAATTCAACGCTGCACTTAGCGTAAATAATTCGTATGCCAATTCGACAAAAGCCTATTACGCACTCGTTGAACATAACAATAGATTTGCTCCTGTAAACACATTCTCGTGTTATGTCGCAACCACAGAAAAAACCCCTGGTTTTGAATCAGCACTCCGAAATGGATCTGCAAATCGTGGTATAACAATATGGGAATGCATTAACACGCAAAACGCAAACGAAAGCCGACTACTTGACTCTAAGAATTATGCATTATTGAGTCAAAACGGGGATTTTTCTATATATAATGGTTCGGATCAAAAAATGAAAACACTTGTTGTTGGAAAGGACATTCTGGATTCTTCTGGAAATATACAAGTTAATAGCATCACCGTTTCTTTGGAAAACGACGGGATTTTATATTGGAATCATCCTGTTCTTGGAAAAAAAATCATTTCAAAAACGAACAAGGATGTTGTGTCACAGTTAGATCCACCTGTGAATACAAATGTCATTTGGCAAACAGAAATGTCAACGAATGGTTACAAAAGCGTGTTGGCGTCAATTCCTGCCGATGGTTCGCAGAATAAACTTGCTTATCAAAGCAACCCTATTATTTCTGACAACGGGGTGTATCGGCTGGAAGTAGATTATCTTGGGAATTTGGTCATTCGTATGTATATCGAAAAACCCTTTCGTAAAACCATCGAAAATGGAGATATTGCGTATTATACAAAGGGTGAGGAAGATGGGCGAGGGAAGGATTTTTATCCATATTCGGTATCCATTGATCCCAAAATGGATAAAACATTTTTGTCTATGAATTATCCAGGAAAAGATGGAAAACTTATTCAAAGCATGAGATACGTTTCACCAGATCACCCGGATTTCAAACCATCTACAAATTATGATATCATTGAAAATGTGTATTCAAATACAGAAGCACTTGATGGAAAAGTGTTTACGAGTTCTGAAGTATCCGCATCTTGCAAAAAAATGTGTGACGCAACTGCAAATTGCAAATCCTATAACATAGTTTCATCTAAAAACCCATCGGTCAAAGATAAAAATCTTTGTCTTCTTCGTAACAAAAAAGTGGATAACATGATTCCCATAAATTCGAGTTCACCGGGCATGAATTTTACTTCTAATCTATATATAAAGAAAAACGAACCCGTGTTTATGAAAGATGATGTTCGCAAATCTATCCCTTTTCGTTCCTCTGCTGATTATGTTTCTTATAATAATTTTAATCTAGACATGACCCCGTATGCAATCGGATTAGGAAAATATTACGATGATTTAGTAAAAGAGCGAAATCTTTTATATCAAGGAAAGGAAGGATTGTCAAACATGGATTCTGCGTCAAATCTTGAATATGTAACAACACAACAATTCTACCAGACACATGGTGCATCTGGTTCTCAGAATAACGTGAAAGACGCCATCCAGAAAAGACAAATCGAACCCTCCATACAAAACACAACCGCCTACGAATCTAAATTGTATACCATCAATTCCAATTATAATTCTTTGGGTAACTCCATACAAACAATTACGAATAAGAATGGCACTGGAGTGCGTGATGTTATGATGAAGGATTCAAAGTATGATTTTAGTGGAAATGATTTCCAATACGCCCGCCCCATTTCAACAAAAACGGATGGTCTTTTAGAGGACATTCATACCATGACGATGTATGAAAATTCGATCTATATATTGGGGGCGATTACGTCAGCGACACTCTTGGTTGGTGCAATTGTTATGTCAAATGAGTAGTGTGTATTATGGAAATTTTATTATCCGAATATACTATAATGGGAAACACACCAAGCACATCATCACCCCCGCTCACCATATATACAGATTTGTCTGGAATTTTTCAAGTCCAACAAAGTTATTATACACCAATTCTTTCTGGAATAAATGATCCAAGTCTAAATTCGAATGTAAATTCAGTGCAGACTCAATTGGATAATTTAAACAAGGGGTTTCAACAAGCCAATGTTTCCACAACACAGGTGTTAACACATCAAAACGATGTGATCAATATCGTTGATACAGAAAAGAAGAGGTTATTGATGAAAAAACAAAACATTGACAATGCTCTTGTCGAAAAAACGCGCGCCATTGAGTTGAATGATAGTTACAGACAACGCTATGAAATGTATATTAAAATGGTGGTTGTTGTCGTATTCGGTTTAGCGATTCTTTTTACGATACGACTGATTGGAAAATATGTTCCTGTCATCCCTTCTTTTCTTATTAGTCTATTGATAGCCATTGATATATTGGTTGTTATATTCATATGCTATTTCATATATCTAGACATTCAGAAACGCGACCCGTTGCATTTTAACGAACTGAATTTAAGCGGACCTGCGATTCTTAGTCCCGATCAAATTAAAGACTCGACCGCGAAGGCACAAGCAAGTGGTGATTTACTCGGGTCTATCAATTTGGGACAGTGCATTGGGGTATCTTGTTGTTCAGACGGAACTGTATGGGATGCCAGCAACTCCTATTGTGTTCCCGGAACCACGTCTAGCACTGGTGCTAGTGACGCCGCAAAATCAGGGTTTACCACAATATCTGTGGCTTATAAAATAGGCGATCTGAAAAAGGATTTTGTAAAGCCATTGTCACCGAACGAATTTGAACAGTATAGCAAGGTGTAACAATCTTTTATCTCTATAGTATATACGATTTTATATACTATAAAAAATGGGAAACAGAGGTTCGGCTCCGCGATGGAATCCGCCAGATCCGTGCCCGGGAAAAACAAGAGAGATCCGTGATTTAAATGGTCGAATCCGCGATTTAAGCAATCGCATCAATGACTTAAATAACCAAAATTGGAATTTAAACAGAGAATATCAATCTGTGGCCGGGCAATTGACAACAACTCGACAAGATTTATCCGCATCTCAAGCATCGGACCAACAACATACACAAGAACGTGATAACTATAATCGTCTCTATACAAAACATGAAACTGTCACCATTCCAGCATTAACAACGGAACGCGATGGACTAATCGCAATCCGCAATCAACTTATTACGGAATTGGGACAAAGTGTTTCATCGAATCAAATGGCAAACATATTGGGAGCAACGGTGGCAACTTCGAATCAACTTGCCACTCAAACAAATGTAGCACTGAATTTGGACAATCTACATACAAAAGAAAAATTATATGCCGGTGTTCGCGTTCAAAATGCGAGTCTATTAAATAAATATACCGAAATCCAGAATAAATTTACAACAGATGATCAAAAATCATTTTACGAACAGCAACAGGTGGACTTTATGAATTCGATGAATACCACGTTTTCGATTGTGTATGTTCTATTGTTTATTATTCTTGCATTATTGTTATTTGTGACAAAAAATGAAAGGAACCTTTATTCTTATAAGATACCCGTGTTGATTTTGTTTTTGCTTTTCCCATTTGTAGCCCTCTTTGTAATCGATGGTGGGATCGCCGTTTTGAAATACATCTACGCATTCGTCAATGTAAACGCATACACAAATAATTACTAATATGTGGTTTACCAAATTGTTTACAATAAAAAATGTGTTCTTACGTATATTTCATTTCTCATTGATTATAGTGTGTTCGCGCTAATATCGTCGTCGTCATCAATTGTCGTTTGGTCACAATCTCCTTCGAAATTATTTTTGTAGGAACAGAAAGACACGCCTGACCAGACTTGATTTCGTTGGCGGCCAAACTCCTTGTCCATATATTCGTGTAGTTCCTTGGGCTGAGGACCCTTTCCTCCATAATTCGACTGATACCAAATCGTGAATTCATTATTGAGGTCACGTTTATTAATCTTACCATCCATATTTCTCTCGATTCTATCCGAGATAAATTGTGCCAAATAATCCTGTGTCTTACGGTATTCCCCGCTTTTCGTCATGACAATCTCGCAATCCTTTACTATACCATTCGTCTTAAATGCTCGTTGGGCGAGCATCGCTGCAAACACCTCTTTCCAAGAATCGAACTTTTCATCAATGTCCGGCACCAACTTGAATTGATATGGCTTATCCTTATCATCATTTCGTGGGTCGCTTGTAAATAACGACTTGAAGGGAACAGCGCGAATGCGTCTCCATGTGCCATGGTCATTACTTTTCACTTCCATGAAATAATTGCATGCCAGCACCAACTTGAATTGAGGAAGAAACGAGATGACCTTGCGCATATAAGGCGCTCTGCCCTGAAGTTGATCCTTTCCACTCGTCAATTGCTTCATCACGCCCACGTTGATCTTCTCTCCCTTGTCCGGTTCTTGCATGACAGCATAACGAATGCCCTTGAGTTGAACAATTTCAGGAGTTAGGCCACCCACCTTGCCACGCTTATCTGTAATAATACTAAGAGGGACATCACCCTTGTATTGACCCAATACGCGCTCCATTAAATTCACCAACATCGACTTTCCGTTCGAACCAATACCAATATACATATTGAACGTCTGGTTCGTGGACGTGCCGATCAATGTAGAAGCCAAATGATCCCACATATATTCACAAAGTTGCTTCTCTGGAAAGAGTTTGTCCATGAAATCATTAATTTCATCGATGATCGAACGGTGCTTTTTCTCATTCAACTCAATATACTCTATATTGGTGCACATGGAAACATTATCCTCAGGTTGGCCTGGTCGGAAAATCTTGGTTCTAAAATCAATGACACCATTCGTGAAACATAACAGGTGTTGATTCGTGTCCATTTTCTCCAGGAAATTTCCGTCAAAGAAGAGTTCCTTTGCCTCTGTCATAATATTCTTCTTATCGTTGGTCTTTGACAAACGGAGCATAATATTCAAAATGCGCCCCGCCCTGGCATTCTTAATCTTATCCAACTTTCCAACGCCGTCATCATTTTGCGCTGCCTCAAATTGCGCCACCTGCGCCATAAGGGCCTGTTCGTTGGTCTGATCAAGAATACGGTTATTGGCATTGTTGTTTTGCATCAAAATGGTTATGGATTTTTGGTGATATAACTCACGCACTTGAACCGAGATAGATTTGCGCAATGTAGTGCCGGCATCGATTTCTTCCCAACGATGATTTTTGTATTGATACCAAATATTGTTTGTTACACTCACGCAAACGAATTCGTTTTTATACATTTGATATACTACGCGTGCCAAATCGAAATCTCCACAGCCCGGTGCGGATTCATCGTCGCGCCTTGTTGCCGCCATCATATTATCTATTGTGTTTTCTACGAAGAAATCTACCGTGTTCATTTTGATGCGGTTAAAATCAGCCGGCGCTTCCTTCTTCGCCCAGTGCATCAACGAAAGTTTCGTTAACCCGTCACCCTTTCGAATTTCAAATCGGTTCCATTGATCACACAACTCGCGAACGGAACTATATTGAAACGAAGACGATTTTGCACTGAATGCGATCCAAATAAGTAAGAGTTTGTCGTTCCAGTCGTACATCTTATCGTGGTCATGATTCGTGTTTTTCAATGCCCATCCCACCCGAATCCACTTGTCATAACTTCCTGGACCATAATAGGATTCTGGCAATAACATCGTATAATAATAAGTGTCTTTCAATTCATAATCGGTGATCGGAATATTATCCAAGAAGTTATTCACCAACAATTCCAACTCGGCCGCACTTTTTATGTTCGCAATGGACATCCCTGAACCCATAATATTGTTCAATTGGATTTGCCGAGCAACAGATGCGCTTGCTGGAGTTATCACAGACGATGTGTTCCTTGTATTCGCGCTTTGTGTGTGGAGTTCCTTATATTCTGATATAAAAGAACTTTTCATGAAAAGAGCAGGGTGGTCCTTGTAACGAACGGATAATTTATGAAAGTTACTCCGCATATCAAACTTTGACATCGGAATTTCCTTTCGGATAATCTCGTTATCACCAACATCGTAACCACAGTCATAAATATGAGTGAGCGTGTATTTGTCACAATTGGGCTTTCGCGAACCATAGAGTTGCCAATTTCCTCCCTTTCCGCCAGCCTTACTGAACGACTCGTCCACTACATTTTCCCAACTATTTTCAGTTGGAAAACCATCCCACATCTGTCCTATTTTCTTGACGATGCGATTTCTCAAAATGTGTTGCACTGTCAAATCGGCTTGTAGCGCAATGATAATATGAAATCCGTCTTTTACGGTCTTTTCGCGCTCATATTTCTTCGGCTTTGGCTTCTCTAGAACGAATATCTGGAACCGTGTTGTATCGTCCATTTGATACATCTTGTCCAATTCTTCCAAATAAGCGTCTACCAAATCTTCAATATGTTCTGTTGTATATTGACGGTCTTCCAGTGTTACCGGATAACGAAAATCGATATCAATCAATATCGGACCATCATCCGGTCGCTGTTTTTCCGTCAAATACTCCTTTTTGGTGGCTGTTTTATTATCTACAATTTCGTTATAATACAGATACAAAAACACAAGCATTTCATCGTCGGGTATGCTATATGCGCCTGCTGTTATCCCTGAATCTTTGTCTCCCGGAATGCGAGTATTTGTGCATGGTTTTGTGGTTTGGGTTCCGCTGCGTATAACATGCTTATCCAAAAAGTCTTTTACACCAGTATATTTTTTTGAGGCGGAAATTATATTTTCATCATAAATCACAGTGGAATGTTTCGATTCCATGCTTTTGGATAGTATATACGGATATTTTTATTTCGTTTCTGAGAATCAATTTTTTGCTTTGCGGTCCGATAAACTATGAGGGTTGTTGAACGCATGTTAAGTGCGCCGATAGTTTCAATTTTTCGCGAAATTGACACCATGATATGTTCCTAAAGAACCCTCCGAAACCGACCTCGGTCGGTTTATGTATTGAAAAACAAGGGGGATTTTAGGGGTAAACTTTTTGTAATTCACAAAACGAGTTGGATCTGTGAATACTAAGCATTATGCACCAGATTCCAAAAAATTGAGTTGAACAGATTCAAAAATTTTCTCTCATATTTATATTCTGTGAACTCGAATCCTTTCCCAAATGAAATTCTGTGAGATATGCGATAATATGTATTACATCGGCGTAAACGCAGAAGATCAAAACAAACTGACCTATTATTGCAGGAACTGTAAACACGTTGATGAGACAATTACGGAAGATAAACTTTGTGTGTTAAACACGCAACTTAAAAAGGGAGAACAAAAATTTAACCATATCATGAATCAATACACGAAGTTAGATGTGACACTACCCCGCATTTATAACGTAAAATGCCCGAACCAGGATTGCAAGACGAACCATAAAGCGGATGGCGAGAGTGAAACCCCCACCGAAATTATATATGTTCGATACGACGATGATAATTTGAAATATTTGTATATTTGCACAGAGTGTGACACCACGTGGAAGACCAATGATAATGTGTAGAACAAGGTTGGCGGTGGTATTTTTTATGCAACAAATGCGTGGGGTGATTTTACACACGCCTTTCCTTTTGTCGGTGTAAAAAATTGAATGCAAAAGAATTGATTTAGAGATATCATAAACATCTATCGTAGTAATATATAAACTATGGAGGACGATAAATATGATGATGCACCCGACGCAGAGGAAGATGAAGTTGATGAAACGGAAGATCTTCCTATTGGGAAGCCTCGTAATAAAATGTTGTCTAAAACAACCGAATATGACGACAATGATGTCAGCGATACCGAGTCGGACGCGGACACAGCCGATATAGAATCAGACGATAACAGTGATATCGACGAGGAAGAGGATGAACACGAGGACGACGGCGAAGAAGAAAATGAGGCTACTGCAATTGTGGCACGAGATCCGGCTCAACAAAATTCTTTCCTAGACATTGAAGATGACGACGATGAGGACGAGGCCGACGATGATGAGAATTATTTACAAAAATTCGACGAATCTATCCAGCAACATATTATTGAAGATTTTCACCCCGAATTGAAAATGCATAATTACGAAGAAATCGAGGTTCTGTCTCGTATTGTTCGTGATCCTTATGGTAACATTGTGGATCCATTGCATAAAACGCTACCCTTCTTAACAAGATATGAAAAGGCGCGTATTCTTGGTGAGCGCGCGAAACAATTAAATGCGGGAGCAAAGTCAACCATTGAATTAGAAGCCAACATTATTGATGGATATCTCATTGCTATGAAAGAGTTTGAAGAAAAGAAAATACCGTTTATTATAAAGCGGCCGCTCCCAAATGGTGGTTGCGAATATTGGAGAGTTTCCGACTTGGAAATATTGTCCTAATCTCAGGTTTATCATTTATAGTATACTATTACCATAAATGATGTAGTTGATACTGTTATATTAAATATTTTTCTTTTTCAATAACAATGTCTTCCACGATGTTATTTAATATTTTCTTCACATGTTTTATTTCCTCTTCGTCACTGCGCGAACCGATGACGCCTTTGTAAATATTCATATATTTTTCATAAGCAGGAGTGTCTAATATCACACAGGATGGATTTTCGCGCACCCATTGTTGAAATGTTCTATAATTGTTATTCGCAATATCGGCTATAATTTGCTGTAATTTTTCTTTTGAGTCTGTGCCTGTAATCCAGACCCCCTTGTTTTTAATATACAACTTTTCACGTTTTTCATCACAGCAATGCATGGGTCGTTGATCAATAGGTGTCACCTTTATTTTATCTGTCATTAATTTTGTAATTCCACCAACATATCCCAGTTTCATGTTTTCTTCCAAGTTTTTGGTGGAATAATCCAGGGATTTGACAAAATCATTGATGTCAATCGCGTTTTTACAGTATTCATTGAGGAAAAATTGTATATTGAATGTTTTGTTATTGTTATTATTGTTGTTATAAATATAGGCGTTGTTATTACTATTCGTATGATTGTTGCCGCCAATTCCGTTTTTCATGATTTCCATCATAAACGTTTGCACATCCTTTTGTTGTTGTATCATGACCTGTTGTATTTCCTTGTTGTTTTTTAATAATTCCAATACTAATTCTTCATTGATAATTGTTTTTGGTGGATTTCCAGGCGCAGGTTCTCTCACATATTGTTCTTCTTCCGGTTGATCCATGGTTTCGCCACAAGGAAAGGAACCTTTGCAACTCTGTTTATGTCTCCATAAATTTTTGGAAGAACTTAATATTCGGCTACACAAAGAACACTGATTCGGTTGAAGGTTGCACTTAGATTCTTGAATGCGTTTTATATGACGCTTACTTGCCTCGTGTGTTTTATAATGATATTTATTGTCTGTTTTATAATCACAACATTCGCAACTATACAAATTCATGGTTTCGTTCTCATTTTGATATGGTGGTTCCATGGTGTTTATTATACGAACAGATTTTCTTCAGGCAAAATCTTCCCTAAAAGAGGACATTTAAGGAAATGCAGAGGATGTTTTTAAAAAAATGAGGATGTTTTTAAAAATGGGAGGACGTTTTTAGAAATGTCCTGAAAATATATATTGGGGTAAAATCCATTGCAGCGGTAATTTGAAATTATTTTTTTGGTATTTTGCCCGATAATGCAGAGAAACAGAAATCGTGGATTTTTTTGCAAGATTTTATCCGCGAAAAACAAAAAATGGACAAAAATTTTTGTCCTTTTTTTTGGGGCCGACCACTTTCTTTGTTCTGAAAAATATACATGATTCTTAGTTGCTTCGTAAAAATTACAGAATATTACACAGTTCTAACGTAATAACGTTCTATAGATTGTTCGTAAAAACTATACAACCTTATATAATTCTAACGCAAAATTGCTGTCTATAGATTGTTCGCAAGAACTATACAACCTTATATAATTCTGACGTAATATTGCCCGTGTTTATCTCTTCATGAACTTGCCGCAGTCCAAACAAGTGATAAATATGGTGGCGGGCTCATCTGCACTGCGTGTCTGCATTTCATAATATGTGGTTTGCTTTGACTTACAGCGGCTACATGTGAACATGTCGGTGGACGCACGTACATTATTATTGAACTTATTTGCGTCGCGCTTCACCTTTGCGTCAATCATCTCTTTCCAGTGATCGTTATTCATTTCTTGGTGACTCATGAACGCAAGTGCTTGTGGAGTTATTTCGCCAGTTTTCACTTGTGCTAAGAGTTCGATGTTTTTCAGATTTAGATATACACTTCGAAGACGATCCAGATAAAGTTGCGTAAAATAGGGGTTATCCCACTTCTTAATGAGTTTACGATTGTTTGCTTCTTTCACAGCATAGTTATAAACACCCTTTTCGAGATTGATACTGTGAGTTTCGTTTTCCAAAATGGGGAGTAATTTCCCGCGAACATTTTCGCGAAATGTGTCCGGATTCGCTATCTGATGCATAGTCAATTGTTATATAGGAATATATAACAATGGGTTTATTCAATTTTTTTCGATAATATGTTCGTTTTCACAACAAGCGGCGCAAAATGCAAATTATTGCAATTTAGAATTGTTTTTTGTATGAAGTATATATAAATGTCTAGTTACAATTCTAATTCATCCATAGATTTGCAGCCCGTCGTTTCTAGCAGTATCCCATTGGTTCCTAGACCACCGACGAATGAAAGCGTTGTTGCGAATGTGATTCATCCAACGACCCAGCAAGAAAAGATTGAAAATAAAGTGAACCCCGTGCAGTATTATGTAAAAGCATCGTTCATGATCACTTACATTTTACTATTGACGACGGCAACAATAACATTTGTCGAAGCAATGCGTACCAAAGTCCCAGATGTGCGCCATGTGCTTAATTTAGAAACATGTATTTCCATTGTTGCTGGTTATTTTTACTCCGTGTTTCTTGCTCAAATCGATGGATTTGGGAAAGACGGAAAACCGATAGATTGGTCAGATATAACAAAAACGCGGTATATTGATTGGTCCATTACGACTCCTCTTATGTTATTGGCATTGTGCGTTGTATTGAGTAACCAAATAGGGCGAAAAGTCGACCTTTTTACAATTGCCATGATAGTAGTTTTGAATTATGTTATGTTAATTATAGGGTTTTTAGGTGAAATAAAGGTCGTTGACGCAGTAACCGCGTGTGTTATGGGATTTTTACCATTCCTTGGTATGTTTTATCTCATATATAAAAATTACGTGAAACCTAGATATAGTATTGCAGGTAGTGTTTTGTTTGGAATATATGTAGTGGTATGGAGTTTCTACGGGTTGGTATATTTATTGCCAGAACAGTATAAAAATATTAGCATGAATATTTTGGATTGCATTGCCAAATGTTTCATCGGGCTGGGTCTTTGGGCGTATTATAGCCGCATTGTTGTATTACATCCTTGATGCATGTCGAACATATTTACAAGGCAACTGAACTAAACATACGACTCTTCGCTTAATTCGCTCGTGCAGTCCAAATAATTGTCTTCGGTTTCGGTGACGATAGAAAATACGCTCACTGGTGCCTTGGATTTTCCTTTTACCACCGCCTTGGGCTTTTTCGCCGCAGTGGCCTTTTTCGGTTTCGACTTCGATTTCGTTACAATTACTTCCTCTTCTTCGCTTTCCTCTTCGTCCTCGCTCTCGCTAACATCGTCGTCCACCACGTCGTCATCGACGACAAAGTCGTCCTTTACATAGCCCGACTTTGTTCTTGGTAAATCATCCTCTTCCGACTCCTCTTCGGAATCTTCGTCACCAAGATCCTCAAACCCTCCATATAGGTTCTCGTAAATGGCAAGCCATTCGGCTGATGACAACGACAAGAGTGTATCTTCCTTTTTATTAAGAATCAAACAATTTCCAAAGAAAAGGGTATTATCGATGGGGGGTGGAAATTCATATTTATTTTCTTGGTTCGCGCGACCCGTTGTCTTTCCGTAGACATGAATGCAATAATTTTTATTCTTCAAATTTTCAATATTCCATTGAGCATGGCATTTGAATCCATCGACCGACTTAAACCCTGCCTTCTTATAGAGATCGGATTCATCGACGGATTTTAGCACAACTTCCTTTATTTCGCCCGTTTTTTCAACGACAAGAATTGTAACTGGCATAGTATACTAAGAACTAGAAAGAAGGGTTTATATTTTTTTTGAATATATTTAGTCAGGATGGTCAAATAAATATAGACATCTATTATATATTAGACACTCAATTTGAAAAAGATGGACATGATGACGAAGATGGCAAGTAATGCGGCCAATAGCGCAGTAGAAGACGCATCGAAGCAAGCATCGGACGCTGCCACTGGTGCAGCGACGGGTGCTGTTGCAGATGCACAATCTGCGGTTGCCGAAAATTTACCTGACAAGAAAGAAGAAGGTGCCGAGTCTGCATCTACTGAAGAAAGTAAAGATAGCGCTGCGCCCGCTCCTGTTGAAGAAGGTGCTGCGCCCGCTCCTGTTGAAGAAGGTGCTACACCTGCTACTACCGAAGATGGTGCTACACCTGCTACTACCGAAGA